TAAGTAAGTACCACATGTCCATACGTTTACTTGTACTTCATCTAGGTCATCAACACTGTCGGGTAAGTCTATACCTACTTCTCTTGCGTACTCTGCATCCATCATTCCCCAGTATTCAAGAACTTCAAAGCTATTGTGGATATCTTCATCACTTCTAGCATCGTCCTTTAACTGGCTTTCAAAATCTTTTTCTACGTAGTTAGCACCCATTTGAATTGCACTACGTATTGCATCTTCATCAAAGTAAGGCATATTACGTAACTGCCTTAATTGACTTCTGTTCATTTTATGTCTATGGATAACGTATTCACATTCTTCCATATTAGTTGCGTTAGGGTCTGGATAAAAATCCCAACAGCTAACAAACTCTATTCTAGGTACTCTAACTTCAATAGGACTATAAGTTCTATTTCCTTCTTCGTCTGTATCCCACTTGTGAAGTTTCTTATTATAATTAAATGGTCCTTTTACAATCCCTGTACCAAGTAGAGCAGATTCTAAAAGAGCATTTCTTAATTCTGAGTTACCGTTTGATTCATCAATCTGGTCATGGATAAGTTTCTCCATTCTTCTTGCAGCTCTTTGTGCAGGAGATACTTCTATTGCCTGTGGGTCAGGACTTGTACCGTCTTTTAAAATACCAGCATCTTCTGCTTGGTCTTCAAGACTATCTTCAAATATACCGTTGTAAAAAGTAGCACCGGGTTTTAAAGTTCTACCGTCACCTTCGTAACCAACATCATATGGACTATCTATTCTGTTTCCAATGTCATCAGGTATTTCAGCTTCTGTAGTTTCTATACCCGGAGTAGGATTAGATGTATCAAGATGTGCAAAGTTTGTTTCACCTTCTGCTATTTTAGTTTCAGCTATTCCTATAGGGAACTTACCTGTACCAAAGATAACATCAACAAGTTGTCCAAATGCTGCAAGTACTTTAGTTTTAGTAACCTTTACAAAGATTCTAGATTTTTCTGATTCTCTAAACTTAACATTTTTAGAGTATAAACCTCTGTAGTTCTCGTAAGCTTTTAACCATCTACGTTCATCGGTTTGTCTAGCATCTTCAGACTGTGCAAATCTACCTTTAATAATACCTATAAGGTTTCTTTGTTGGTCTTCTTCAAGTGTAAGAGTTACTCCAGATTCTCCTTCAACTTCTTGGTAGATATCGTTAGCTCTTAAAAATGTATTATCTTGTTCCATACTTTAATAACCAAATGTAGAATCAACAGGTCTATATATTTCACGTTTCAAACCTCTAATACGTTCTAATGGGCTTTCCATTCTAGGTCTGCTCATTATCATATAACGCAATGCATCATATGCGTGGTCTGAAGCTTTTGTATCTACGTCTTCAGGGTTAGTTTTAGATAATGGTATAGACTGTAATTCTCTTATTAAGTTCGGACATGTATTAAATATCTGTAACTTAGGTCTACCGTTCTCTCTAACCTTTAAATACTCGTGTATTTGTATCTTACCTTGTATTCTATTCTTATCAGCTCGTCTTAACTTATGACCAGCTCTAATTAAACTTTCTCCTACAGTTGGACCAGTTGTTCCTGTTCTTGCCCAAGCTGCAGTATCTAGAACCCCGTTCACTGAGAAAGGGTCTTCTGTCTCCATATCAGTTATTATAGCACCTAATTCTTCACCTGTCAAGCCTTTTTGGTATAATTCTCTATAAATTATCAAAGTATTATCGTTTATGTCCATAATACCCCATAAACAACAGCTTTCTGCAGCATATCCATAGTCAACTGCTTTTACTCTTTCCCAGTGTACAGGCAGTTCAAATGGTGTAATAATATGATGTTCAGGACTAAATTCAACAAATGCAGCTCCTTCAGCTACGTCCCAGTTACCTTCAAGCAGTTGTCTTCTTTGTATTGGTGGTAATGATTTAAGCATCTGCTCATATACACCATCCTCTGCAAGGTATGGGTTATCAGCTAACTTAGCCGGTATAAACTTACGAGTTAATCCATCTGAACCTAGAAATGATTTGTTAGACTCACTAGGTTCTATATATCTTTTCTTTACCCAATGCGAACCAACACCACCGGGGTTAGCTGTACATCTTAGGTATGTTTGTATTTCTGGGTCAGTTGTACGTAGTCTTGAAGCAAGATAGTTCCAACTAAACTCTGTTGGTAGGTGAGTAATCTCATCAAAGCCTATCCAACTATATGCTTGTCCTTGATAACGGTATACGTCTGCATCTCGTTCCAAGAATCCAAACTCAACCTTTGCACCGCTTGGAAAGTTCCAAAGCTTTTCTACTTCTCTGAACTTAGCACCGGGAAATGCTTGTGGATAAAGTTCACGAGACTTATCAATCATCTCTCTTAACTCTGGCATAGAACGTCTTAAGATTAATGCTCTGTGTGCAGGTCTATGTGCGTACCTTAACGGGTCAACAATCATAGCATATGACTTACCACCACCAGCAGCTCCACCATAGAGTACATCTTTTTCACCAGCAGCAAGGAAGTCTGTCTGTGGTCCTTCGTTAGCGTGGAAGAATACATGATGATTATCAAGTACTTCTTTTACAGCCTTGGGAAGTGTGTCTAAATCACTTTCTGTAACAACACCTTCTTTAGTGTTATCCAGCTTTTCAAGTGTTTCTTTTTGTTTCTTGAATGATTTTCTAGCGTTGTTTAGCTTTTCTTCAAGTTTTCTGATGTTCTTTTGTTTACGAGTAATAGTCCTACGTGCTGCAGCTTCTGCATCTTTAGGAGGTCTACCACCTTTTTTACGAGGCGTACCGTCTTTGTTCTTTACAAAATTGCCTTCGCTATCTTGCAAGTAAAGATGTGGGTTCAGTTCCCAATCTTTCGCTTCGTAATCCATACTTTTTATCTATATGTTTTTTAAGTCCCGGAGCAGACATACGTCTGTCCGTTTTATATTCTAACCAATCACATGCAGCTTGTAGCGATACTTCTTCGTTGACTACCATGTTTTCTGCAAACTGCAAAGCTTCTAACTCTGTTTCAATTGGTTTAAGAAAAGAACTAGACTCTTCTGATAACTCATAACCAAACGGTATAGTAGAGGTAGCTCTTTTTATGTATCCTTCTTTCATTTTACTTTTCTATAGGCTCTTGTTTTTCTTGCAACTTTCTTAGGTTGCTTTGAATGTTGTTTACCTTTTTTAGTATCTTCTCGTTTTTTTCTGCTTGTTCTTGCGTATTCTTCTGATGAGAGTGCCTTAATAGCCTTCTCCGGGAGATACCTTTCCCCTGTTTCTGACGATTTCTTCCCACTCTTAGTACGCCACTTTTGTTTTGTCCAAGCTCTAAGACTCCTTTGACTTTTCTTTAGTGCCATTATTTATAGCCACCACCTTTAGCTTTGTACTCTTTCGCAAGAAGCTGGGCTTTTCGAGCAGACCATTGCCCGGCTTTACCACCTTTGGTACCGGCTTTAATCTTCTCAAAAAGCCTCTTACGCATAGTCGGTTTCGTATAGTTACCGGCTTTATTTACTGTAGACTTCTTTTTAGTTGTCGTCTTTTTTCTTGGCATTCTTCTTTCCTCCAAAAATTGCATCCCAGTTATCTCTGTATTGTTTAGAGTGGATATCGACTCTAGGTTTAGAGCCTTTACCTCCATCACTGGTTTTGTAAATACTTCTGCGTAAGGGTACTGAATTCTTATTATCGTCTGAGCCTATTTGTGGCATGTTACTTACCCTTTATAAATTTTCTAACTACGTTCTGTATTCTTGTACGTTTCATAAACTTATGAAACTTTTTAAAATATTCTTTTACCATTTTACTTTATGACTCCAATATCTAGCACTTAATTTATCTGGCTTAGAATCTTGTGCATTATGTCTAGCATAATAAGATTTTTTTCTAGCTTTATCTTTTGCAGTTTTAGGGTTTTTACCTGCACCTGTTACTCCTTGTTGTCCAAATCTAATTGTTTTTATCTTGTCACCAACTTTAGCAACAACAACATGAGATTTAGTTTTATGTCCCGGAGTTCGTTTAGGTTTGTTATAACCTGAGACTCCTGCTCGTGTTAATCTACTGTCTCTTCCTTTGGAAGATGTTTTTTTCTTGGTCAATGTATCACCTTCTTTAGTTCTTGTTCGTTATGCTGTAGTTCTTGAATCTCTCCTAGAACTAACAACCCATATTGGATAGCTATTCTACTGGCTTGAGCTATAGTATCTGCTTTTATGTAAGGACCTATTGCAACTCCTTCATGTGCATCAATATACTCAGTTATCCAAAGTTTCATAGCCTAGTCCTTCGGACTTCCAACTACTTCGTAGTCTGCATCCTCTGCTTCAATGTCTATCGTATGTTTTTCTGGTAATATAAAGATACCACCGCTAACGTTATGATTGACATCTAGCTTATCCGTCTTAACAACACCAGCCCTATCTAGTATCGTCTGTGCAGCTTGTAGCTTGTTGTTAGCTTGGGGTACAGGCTTATCAGATTTCATAACCTCGATAAGCTTGAATGCTGCAGTAGGGGCTTCCCTTGCAAGTACGTCACTGGCTAAATCTACTACTTCGTTTTTTAGTGATTTTAATATTTGATAGTGATTAC